AAGCGGGAACTACATTTCAAGCATTACACTTACAAGCGGTTCAATCGTAGCGTATAACCGATGATAGGCGTATTTGTCAAATCAACCCGATACAAGGGCTATCCTTTTAAAGTTCTTAACGACCTTATAAGTCGTGTAGAATCGGATGGGGGTACGGTAGAGGCGTTGAGTTGCACGATGTCAAACTTTAGAATGCCTTATTTCGACTATTGGCAGACGTTCCAAACAAGGGTAACGGGTGATAGTGGGGTAGTTGAAGGGGCGGATTGTTTCAACCAAGTAATTAGAGATTTGAAAGGATGAGTTTAATCGATTTAGCGTCGTTAGTTTTAGCACCTACGGCAACAAAAGAGGGTAAGGTGTATTCGGCTATTCCCGACACGGGTGATGGCGATATGACGTTTTCAAGAGGTAGTGCGGCAACAAGGGTAAATAGTGCTGGGTTGATTGAAAAGGAGAGGGCTAATTTCTTGTTGCAATCAAATACGTTTGATACTACTTGGACAAATAGTGGCAGCACCGAAACAAGTGGACAAAGCGGTTATGATGGTTCAAATGATGCGTGGCTACTTACAAAGATTGCGGGAAGCGGTAGACTTCAACAAGCCATAACAAAAAGTGGTGTTTGTACTTTGAGTGTATATGCTAAAGCGGGTACGCTTGATTGGATATGGATAAGAGCGATTGATGGAGTTGATAATCCAAATGTTTTTTTTGATTTACAAAACGGAGTAAAAGGTATTACTGGAGGCACTAACTATATAGATTCAAGTATTGAACAAGTAGGTGCAACGGGTTGGTATCGTTTAAAATTAGTTTTTTCTCAAGGTATTACAGAAATAAGAATTTACCCAGCAGATGATGATGGAGATGTAAGCGGAACAAGCGGTAACATCCTAATTCAAGACGCTATGCTAAACGAGGGCTTAGTCGCTCAACCTTACATTGAAACAACAACAACGGCAGTCTATGAGGGTATAACAGATGACGTTCCTCGTGTTGATTATAGCGGAGGAGGATGCCCAAGTCTTTTGCTTGAACCACAGAGGACTAACGTAGTGACATCTTCCGAGCATATCGGTTCTTATAGTGTTTCCAATGTTAGTTTGTCTTACAATAATGCTACAAGCCCAGAGGGAGTACAAAACGCTACATTGGTAACGGGTGATGCTGGTACTCTTACAAAAGTTGTAAACTTTAATCCCGCATCAAGCGGTGCATACACAATCAGTGTATTTGCAAAATATGATTCCCACCAATGGATTCAGTTGGGTATGGGTGGTATTGCTACTTATGCAAACTTTGATATTCAAAACGGAGTAGTAGGCAGTACAAACGGAACAAGCGATATTGAGGACTATGGAAATGGTTGGTATAGGTGTTCAGTTCAAATGACTACTGGAACGCCAATAAGCCACTACATAGGAATGGTAGATAGTGGTTCTGCGGTAAGACTTGCTACATCATCTTCAACAAATAGTTTTTGGGCTTATGGAATGCAAAGCGAGATTGGAAGTTATAGCACAAGTTACATCCCCACATACGGAACAAGCACGACCAGAGTAGCGGATGCGTGTTATAAGACGGGGATTAGTTCGTTGATTGGGCAAACGGAGGGGACTATGTTTGTGGAGGTTGATACTGCGGTTCTCGGTGATATTTACGGAGGTAACAATCGACGCCTTTTAACCATTTCGGATGGAACATTAGTTAACCGAATAGTTATTGCTCAAAACAGAAATACTGATGCAATCGCTTTAGCCGTAGTTACTTCATCTACATTGGTTGCTGAAATTTTTACTGGTTCAAATCAAAGCTGTATTAAGAAGATAGCGGTTGCCTATGCAAACAATGATTTTGTAATGTATGTAAATGGGGTACAAATTGGAACAGATACAAGCGGTGCAGTACCACCTTGTAGCCGTTTGGGTGTAGGTATTTATGAAACTGCGGCTGCATATAATGCGGCTTGTCCATTAAACCAAGCAATGCTATTCCCTACCCGTTTAACCAATGACCAATTAGAAGAATTAACAAAATGAGTTTATTAAATAAAGCATCATTAATACAAATACCAAGCGGCTACAAAGATGGCACGTTATATAGTGTCAAGCCAACTAACGGAGATGGAGATTTCACGTTCAGTCGTGGTTCTAACTTATCGGCAACCCGTGTTAATAGTGAGGGGTTAATAGAGAAGGGTAGGGAGAATCTGTTGCTTCAATCAAATACGTTTGATACTACTTGGTATAATTCGGGTACTGCTTTGACTTCGGGTCAAGCAGGATATGATGGTACAAACGATGCTTGGTTGGCATCAAGAGGTGGTGGGTATAATTATGTGGCTCAAGACATTTCAACAAGCGGAGTACAATCCTACTCAATATACGCAAAGGTTGGTTCTTTTGATTGGATTTATGTAAGAGTGCAAAACTCTGCATCGGCTTATAGAGGTGCTTATTTTGATTTATCAAGCGGTTCGGTTGGCACAGTTGAGAGTGGTATTATAGACACTAAAATTGAAGCCGCAGGAAACGGATATTACCGATGCACTATTATATTCAACGAGAGTCTTAACAGAGTTTTATTTTACCCAGTGCCAAGCAACAACGGAGTTGGAACAGGTGGTACAGGAACTATCTACATCCAAGACGCTCAGTTAGAACTCGGCTTAGTTAGTACAGACGTAATCACTACAACCACCACAACTGCACAAGCGGGTATTCTTGAGGATATGCCACGCCTTGACTATTCGGGTGGGGCTACTTGTCCAAGTCTTTTGTTAGAGCCTCAGAGGAGTAATTTGGCTTTGTATAGTGAGCAGTTTGATAATGCTTATTGGGGAAAGACTGCTGGTACAACAATTACAGCAAATACCACAATTAGTCCAGATGGGTATACAAATGCCTACACTATTGCCTTTGCCGCTGGTGGGGATAGCGTTAATAAAATCATATCTACTGGTTTAAGCGTAGTAAGCGGAACAACTTACACAATCTCTGTATTTACAAAAAGCACTACGCAAGTCATTTTCTTTGGTGGAGCAACGGGCGGAACGGGAACAAATGTTTATAATGGTTCCGTAGATTACGGGAACGGATGGTATAGGCAAAGCGTTACCCGCACTTGGAGTGCTTCGGGAACCGTAAACGTTCAAGTTGTTTTATCATTGCCTTCGGCTGGTTCAACAATCGCCTACGGATTCCAAGCAGAACTCGGAAGTTACCCAACATCCTACATACCTACCTATGGTAGTAGTGTGACGAGGTCGGCTGATTCTTGTAGTAAGACGGGTATTAGTTCGTTGATTGGGCAAACGGAGGGTGTGCTTTATGCGGAGGTTGATTTAAATGTCAAGATAGAAAGCGGTTCTCCCGTTTCTGGTATTTTGACTACAAACAACAATGTAAGTGACTTGCAAAATTGTATTATTTTAGGAGTTGAAAGAAATGCTTCTGGAACAAATAGCATTTATTGTCTTGTTCAAGTTTCAAACGTGACTCAAGCGGCATTGTTTGGGTCAAGTATCACAAGTGGAAACTACAAAATAGCATTGGCGTACAAGGCGAACGATTTTGCACTTTATGTTAATGGGGTGCAAGTTGCGACCGATACAAGCGGAAGTGTACCAACAACAAGCCAAGTTTTGATAGGCACAAGAAGAAATTCGGACAACTTCACTTTGGCAGATAGAGTATCCCAAGCAATCGTATTCCCCACACGACTAACCAACGACGAATTAGCCACACTAACAACAATATAAAATGTTCAGAAAATATTCATTTACAAACGAAACAGAAGCCAACACCTACATCGATGGATTAGGAGTTGACGAAGATGGTAACCCAAGCCATCCTCATAGCATCGTGCGATTGGGTAATATAGTCCTTGAAGAAGGCACATACGATAGCGAAGGCGAAGTAATAACCGAACCCATTCTTTCAAGTAAATACCACGTTGATGTTTTGTGGAAAGGTGATTCGGTAAGTTCTTGGGATTCTAAAATAGTATGGTGTCCACCGATGGGCGTTCATACGTTTGGTTCATCAAGGGCAATCGCTGAATGGACTGAAAAGTGTAAAGAACTACATCCTGAGTATTTCCCCGAACCAAGTGAAGAGATATGAAAACCTTTTTAGACGAAATAGGAATAAATATAATGCAATCAATAGCGGGACTTTTCGGCTCGTTGTTGCTATTGGGTAAGGGTTCGGCAAAGAATATCAAGCAGACGTTTTTTGCTATCATCACGGGCGTTGCAAGTGCTAACTACATCACACCCGTTGTATGTTCGGCATTGTCTATATCAGAAACGAACTATCAAAATGGTGTTGCTTTTATTCTTGGGTTCTTAGGACTTAAAGGAGTTGAGGCGGTGGCAAAAAGATTCTTTAAAGAAAAAATCGATGCAGATAATTAACGAAATAGCAAACCTTTTAATATGCGTAAATGCGACGTTGTTTTATATATTCGTTTTTGGGCGTGATGTTAAGGCATTGGCTAAACTAAACTTGATCGAACAAGCCATGTTAAGAGTGGGCTTGGCAATCCCAGCATTAGGGGCGTTGTATAACGTTCTAACGGCTCAATACCCACCGATTCCCGAAATACTTATAAATATTGGATATGCCTCGTTGTGGACATGGGCTTCGATGTTTCATTATAATACTTTTGTAAAGAATGGAAAATAACTTCATACGGATAAACTTTGCGGAAAGCAAAATCCCAATCTTCAAGGAGAACAAATCAAAAGGCTTCTTGACTTATGGTGCGGATAATGCTTATCCTCAAATGTTGATTGATCTATTTAACAGCTCACCAAAGCACGGAGCAATAGTAACTCAGAAAGCTGACTTCATTGCTGGTGATAAAACCGAAATTGTAGCATACAACACAGAGGATGTTGCAAAAGCAAACGAGGCATTAGATTCAATTAACGCCTATGAAGATTTTGACAGCCTCAAATCAAAAATTGCTCAAGACCTTGAGTTGTTTGATGGGTTTGCTTTAGAAATCATCTGGAACAAAGCAAAAACTAAAATAGCTGAGATTTATCATTTGCCTTTTCAGAATGTCCGTCACTCATTAGATGGTCATTATTTATACGCTGAAGATTGGACTGCAAGAAAAGTTGAGCCTGAACATTATTATCCTTGGAATCCCAACACGAGAGAATCTAAGCAAGTGTATTATTTTAAGATGTACAAAGCAGGATGTGGTGAATATCCAACAGCACCATACCAATCAGCTCTTAAATACATCGAGATAGACACAGAGATTGCCAACTTCCATTTGAACAGCATCAAGTCAGGCTTTTCTGCTCAGACGCTTTTACAATTGTTTAAGGGCATTCCGTCACCAGAGGAAGCTCGTCAAACAATCAGAAGATTTAAAGACAACTTTAGCGGAACAGATAACGCTGGAAGTATTATCATTCAGTTCAACGATCCGAATGAAACTCCTTCAGTAGTTAACAACCTTGCACCATCAGACTTTGACAAGCAATTCGACATTCTGAACAACACAGTCCAAGAGGAGATTTTGATGAGTCACAGAGTTACTTCTCCAATGCTTTTCGGTATCAAGACAGAGGGGCAACTTGGAGGGCGTAACGAGTTAATTGAAGCGTTTGAGGCTTTCCAAACTTCCTACATTGAGCCAAGACAGAATCAAATGGATAGAGCCTTGAGTTCTATATTTAAATACATTACACCTGTCAAGCTTAAAACTAAAAACAAGCCACCGATTGGACTTGACTACATTGAACTATTTGAGAAAGGCATCATTGACAGAGATGAGGCTCGTATTGAGTTAGGAATGTCAGCTACAACAGCAATGTCTGAACAAGTAAAATGTGAGAGCTGTGAGAATCCTTTTGGATGGGATGATGACAAAGATTTAAAAGTTTTTGCTGAGTTTGGTGAAGATGCTGACAATTTTGAGTCAGTACCCTTGGAGTTCGGAGATGCTCTACAAGCGATGATTTTGCAGTGGCTGTATAGTAACGAGGGAATCACCTTAGAAACGCTCTCTAACAACATTAAAAAGCCTGTGGAGGAGATAATGCGAGAGGTTGATGATATGGCACAAAGAGGCTTGATTGAATCTGTTGAGGATGGTTTTAAAATCACACCTGAAGGAACAACCACTCTTGAAAATTCAAATGTAGGAACAGAGATTGTGACTCGTTACACTTATGAGAAAGCACCGGGAATAAGCGGAGGCGATTTGTTGCCTACATCTCGTGACTTTTGTCAGAGAATGATAAGACTCAACCGAGTTTACACAAGGGAAGAAATTGACCAAATATCTGTGATTCTTGCAAGGGAATACAATGATCCTGGTTATTCAGCTTGGAAAAGACGAGGTGGATGGATGACAATCAAAGGCACAACCACTCACGTTCCATATTGCAGACACATTTGGCAACCACAATTATTAAGAAGAAGAATCAATGGCTAACTTTGTTTATTTTATATCGACTCAATACCTACGAGATAATTCACCTATCAATGAAAATGTTGATCCTAAGCTTTTAAAATCTGCAATCAAGGAAGCTCAAGAGATTTACATTCGTGATGTGATTGGCTCGGGTATTTATGATGAGTTGCAAGATC